AATGATGGTGCTTTTTTTCAAGTATCTATGTTAGGTGGAGAATAATGAAGAACATGAAGAACCCTGTTTATCTTGCAGCTGGAGCATTCCTAGCAGCATGGGCATCAAGCAACTTCGAGGCAGATTACCGCGCAATCCTATGGGCTGTGCTATCAGGTGTATTCGGATATGCGAGCCCTAAAAAGTGACACAGACAGATTTCTTTCAGCTCTACATCGCGACCATCGTGGCACTCGGTGGTCTCTCAGGCTTTGTCATTACTCATTTACTGACAGAGATTAAGCGACTCCATGCGCGTGTCGATGAGATCTATAACATCCTTCTAGAGCGATAATTTTCTCATGGCAAGAAAAGCAACTAAGGCACTTGAGGAACAAGGCTACTCAAAGCTAGATGCTTACTGCATTGGGCTCTATGAGTACTTCTGTTCTCTTAAGCGAGCAGGTTTTGCAGAAGATGTTGCGATGTTTATGATCACAGAGCCTCAAGCCTATCCACATTGGATCTTGCCAGATCCTATCGAGCCAGAACGTTATGGCGATTACGAAGATGATGAGGATGACGATTAAGCGAATAGTCGTAGTCTCGGACTTACAAGTCCCTTACCATGACAGGGTTGCAACCCGTAACCTTGCAAGCTTCATCTCTAAGTTTAAGCCAGATCAAGTCGTGACCATTGGCGATGAGATTGACCTCCCACAGATTAGCAAGTGGGAAGAAGGGCGCATGGGCAGTTATGCCCAGACCCTAGATGATGACCGCAATGAGGCTGTGCAGCTTCTCTGGGACTTAGGGGTTACAGACTGCATCCGTAGCAATCACACAGATCGCCTGTATAACATCATCATGGCTAAAGTTCCTGCTTTCGGGGCATTACCAGAGTTGCGCTTTGAGAAGTTCATGAAATTCGATGAGCTAGGCATTACCTTCCACAAAAACCCAATGCCTATTGCGCCGAACTGGATTGCAGTCCATGGAGACCACACACCCATCAAGCCACAGGGGGGCTTATCAGCCCTAGAAGCAGCCCGTAGGCATGGAAAGAATGTCATCTCAGGTCATACCCACAGGGCAGGGCGTAGTGCCTTCTCAGAGGCCTCTGGAGGCCGTATAGGGCGCGTTCTGCATGGTGTTGAGGTAGGCAATCTTATGGACTTTAAGCAAGCTGCATACACCAAGGGCGTTGCTAACTGGCAACAGGCTTTCGCTATTATCTATGTGAACAAAGCCAAGGTCCAGGTTGATCTCATCAACATTGAGAAGGATGGCACATTTATCGTGTCTGGAAAGTCCTACGGCAGACCTCGATAATCGTTATCAAGTCGTTACCAAAATGTGCTTGATTAGTCGGACAGTTCTGTCACACTAAGTCTGTACCCAAACAAGGGCTTTGGGGCAGTTAGGAAATACAATGAGTTTCGAGATGCCAATGATCATCTTGCTTCTACTAGCTAATGCTTTGTGGTATTTAGTCGGATGGGCTAAAGGCTTTAACGAAGGCAAGCGCGAGGGTTTAATCGTTGCTAAGTCATTTCAGCGAGTGACAACAGATGCGCGCTAATGAAATCCTACTCACAGCAACCGACACGATCCGTGAGCGTGGGCTATCATACGGCCACCCTGCGGATAACCTGCAACACACCGCAATGCTGCTTAGCGCATACTTACAGACACCAATACACGACTATCAAGTGGCAGGGATCATGGTCCTTGTTAAACTTGCAAGGACTAATCAGTCAGCGCAACACATCGACAACTGGGTCGACCTATGCAGCTATGGCGCACTCGCAGGACAACTAGCAACCGAGGAGAACGATCTCTATGTTTAATTTAGCCGATTATGAGCCTGTGGAGGTACGACTTGAAAAGTTTATTAAGGACCATCCAGCGTTTCGCATATCAACTGAGTTGGAAGTTGTCGAGGCAACTCGATACATTGTTAAAGCTTATCTGTATAAAGATTCAGCAGATGTTGTCGCGTGGGCAACAGGGTACGCTGAGGAAACAGTTACTAGCCGAGGTGTTAATCAGACTAGTGCATTGGAGAATTGCGAGACTTCGGCAATCGGCAGAGCACTTGCAAATGCAGGTTATGCGCCTAAAGGAAAGAGACCAAGCCGAGAGGAAATGACCAAGGTCGTAACTCAACGCGCTATCAAACCAGCAGTTCAAGATCTAGAAGTTGCGATTCGTAAAGCAGATGCAGAGCCAGCAGAGCAGGATTATTGGACTACGCCTGTTAATGAGTATAAAAAGGTTGTCGATGCGCCTGTCACACTTGAGAAGGCTATGGAGAATGTAGCTGCCATCATGGGAACAGGCGAGGCAGTAGAAGCACCAAGCTGCGAGCATGGTCACATGCAATGGCGTGAAGGTGAGAAAAATGGCAAGGCTTGGGGTGGCTACTTCTGCAACACAGCAATCTCATCAGCTCATCGATGCCCTACCAAGTGGTACAACCTTGGGTCGGATGGAAAGTTTCAACCACAGAAGGCGAGAGTATAAATGGGCAATATAGGAATTAAGATCAATGGTGAATGGGTCGATCTCATGTCGGCATTCGTACCATGTCAGCTGTGCAATGAGCCAGTTGCAATCAGAGATCTAGAGGACATATCCTCTGATTCAGTTAATGGCGTTGTAACATGGCAATGCGCTAAATGTAAAGCAGTCAATGGCTAGTCCATACATGCCGCCTGCATCTACAGATAACTGGGCAACACCTAAAGATCTATGGCAACAGGCTAATGGCTTTCATGACTTTGAGTTGGATGCAGCAGCTAGTCTGACTAATCATCTTTGTGATGAATGGTTTGGTTTAGATCATCCAGACGAGTCGAGACGTGATGGTTTATCTGGTCAATGGCTAGGTCGCACTTGGGTTAATCCACCCTACGGGCGTGGCATTTATGACTGGGTAAAGAAGGCTGCACTTCATGACGATCTTGTCGTGATGTTGTTGCCATCAAGGACAGACACTAAATGGTTTCATGAGTTTGTTTATCCTCATGCTGATTTACAATTTATCAAAGGCAGGTTAAAGTTTGGCACTAGCATTACAGCCGCGCCATTTCCATCTATCTTGGTGACATTTAATGGCTAGTCAAGCAAGGAAACACAGAGGTTTCCGCACAGAGCGCGTAGTCGCACAGTACCTATCGACTGTATGGCAAGGCGCGTGTGTGGGAAGGGGTAGTGGCAAGGATATTGTCAATGTGCCGTTCGATGTTGAAGTCAAAGCCCGCGCTGGATTTCAACCTCTTGCATACATAAAGCAATTAAAAGCTCGCACAGCCGTTTCGGGGGAATTGGGCTTTGGAGTAATTAGACTCAACGGACAAGGTGAAGATGCGCGTGAGTATGCCGCCATCATCCGTCTAGAGGATCTCTTGCCACTACTTATATTAAAATATGGTCATCTTACTAGCGAACCCACAGAAGCAGACATTGACCGCTGCACAGGCTGTGGGTCTTACATGATACAGAGGTGCTTAACATGCCAGCCTATGACTACAAATGCACACGATGCAATCTTAGTCAAGAGATTACCCACGGATGGCACAGTCGACCAGTAATACTATGCACTTACTGTAATGAACCTATGACCAAATTAATTGCAGCTACTCCAGCAGTATTCAAGGGTAAGGGCTTCTATAGTACGGATAAATAGTTATCCACAGAAGTTATCCACAGCCGGTGATTAGGAGGAATGATGAAACGAAACACCGCTCTGAGCAGGACTTATACAAATGAATTTGACATCGATGGTACGCTAACTGGGCAGAGCCTCTCAAAGGCTCACCGCGAGCCCCTTAGGGGCGTAGCTCGCGGGGTGCTAGTAGCTATTGGGATAGCTCTATGCTTCATGCCTGAAGCAGGTGGCTCTAAACCAATGCAATATGTAACCTATAAAGAATATGCTTTACATTCATTAGGCTATAACTATAAAGAATATAAATGCTTAGCAATACTCTATGGTAAAGAATCAGCATGGAATCCTAAAGCTCGTAACGGTAGCCACTATGGAATACCTCAAGGTAGATCAGTATGGCTAAGAGATCAAGATGGTTATACTCAGATACAATGGGGATTGAAGTACATAGGGCATAGGTATGGTGAACCATGCATAGCCTTGAATCATTGGAAGGCTAAGGGATGGCATTAGATAAGCTGAACTCTCGTAGGTATCGAGAGCAGCGCGAACGTGTGTTCAAGCGCGATGGTCGCTTCTGCCAATTATGTGGCACAGATGAAGGCGAGATGCACATCGATCATGTCATACCACGAAAGTCCGGTGGTGGTCATGAGCTTGATAATCTCAGAGTGTTATGTAAATCATGTAACCTACGCAAGGGCGCGCTCAATGATGGGGTTTTTTTAGCACGGACGGCTAC